GGGGTCAGGCGGTCTGCGTGCAAGTGTTCGTCAGGCTTGCAGCACTTCAGCTTGCGCGGCATGTAGGCGTTCGGCTCGCTGCCTTGCAGTCTCGGCGCTCGCGCGTTGGTGTAGCCAACAAACAGCACTTGTTCGCGCATTTGGCCGCGAAAGTCCCAGCGGTGCCGGTATAAGCCAACCTCGGTCGGTAGCTTTGCTGTGTATTCCATCGTTTCCTCTCCGTTCAACAAGACGCCTAACACTTCGCTCAAGCCGACCTTCGGCGGCTTAGCTCAAGCGTTAGGCGCCTTCAGGCCCGCCACAAATTGAAGCCTCGGCCAGCATCGTGGTTTCATCAGCAAGGTAGGTGCCGAAGATTCCGTCGTCATCGTCAAACGCGGAATACACAGTGCTCATGGCCTCCAGCGCCTTGGCGGCCTGAAACAGCGCCGACAAACGCGCGCCCAGCACAGAACTCGGGTGTATTTCGTCGGGGCCATCCAAGTCCAAGCCCATCACCGCGCTGCACACCATGTCCGTCGGCTCCAGGAGGTGGCTGATGTAGCTCGCTTCGGGGTGCGCTTCTTTCAGCGTCTTCATGGCGCCACGCGCTGCTGCTCTGGCCGCCTTGAACGCTCGCAGGCATGCCAGCACCTTCTTCGGTGTTGGCAGGTCGTCGTCTTTCAGCGGCTGCAATTCGTGCCATGCAGCCTCCAAGCCGGCGCGGTCAATCGCTTCGGCTTCGTCATCTGTCGGCGTGTAAGGCTCTTTGTCATCGTCCATGTTGCTCTCCAAGGTTGTCTCGTTTATCCACCAGGCGCCTAACCGGGCGCTCAAGCGGACGGCTACGCCGCCGCTTAGCTGTCTGGTTATGACTTGATGCCAGTCGCCCGGCGCAGTGCTTGTTTGTGGGAATCGCGCTCGAAATAGGCGCGCTTGGGTTCGGCGTCGAAGCGGTTGAAGGGAGTGCGCTTCGCGGCCTTCTTCTTCGGCTTCTTCGCCTTGCGCACGGTCACGATGTGGCCGCACGCGCGGAGCAAGGTGTCGAAGGCGTCCGCTGCCGGGTGGTCGGATTCGTCGCGGTGGCGGTCATTTGAGAGCAAGCCTCCCAGTTCGAATCAGTGCGTCATGTGTCAAGACGATGGCGCGATCCATTTGCGCGCGGCGTTCATCACGCGACAGGTTTTTCCCGTTGTCGATTTCGTGGTGATGCTCAGGGCACAACGCGGCAGTCAGGTGCGCCGCCGATTTCTGGCCCATGCCGCGGTCGCGGTTGCTGTGCGCAACCTGCACGCCATGCTGGCCGCACAAAACGCAACATTCGATCGAAGCCACAGCCTCGAACCACCGACGGTCTGCGGCGGCCGTCATGCCTCCTCCCTCAATTCGCGCTTGACCTCGAACCACGTCGGGTCCGGGTCCGGGATGTAGATTCCGTGCTGCGCGCCGAAACGCTGGACGAATGCCACGTAATCCGCGAAGTCGGACTTGTTCAACACCGATCGCTTGCCGTCTGCATCCGTCGTCGTTGTGCGCAGCGGGACTTGAACAACGCGCTTGCCCGGAAGCACCTTGTCGCGCCACCCGAAATACGTCCCGCACAGATACTCGCTGATGTCGTCGCGCTCGTATCCGGTCGCATCGCCCAGGAGCTTGTAGGCGACGCCGTTGAGATATCGGCACTGCGGATTGCTGCGCGGCTCGCTGTACGGTTCAACCGTGACGCGCCAGTTCTTGTGCGGGTTTAGCTTCGCCACGAAGCCGACAAGGTTTTCGATGACGCGCGAGCGGCCTGGATTGTTCGCGCGAAGAACGAAGGTGCTCATTCGCCACCTGCCCTGTATTGCCGCTTGCGGATTCCAGACCCAGACTTCTGCCCATCGACCGGAGCAATCCACGGCCCAGGTTGGTGTTCCATGTCTTCGATGCGCGTGCATGCGCCGTTCCAGAGCGCGTAGACGGTTCCCGTCTCGATGTCGCGTCCCTTGCTGATGATGATTTCCACAACGTCCTGATACCCGTTGCGCGGGATGCCCTGTTGCACGTAGTAGTCGTCGCGGTACAGGAACAGGATCACGTCGGCGTCCTGTTCGATGGCCCCGGACTCGCTTAGGTCGGACATGATCGGGCGTTTGTTCGCGCGCTCCTCGACCTTGCGACTAAGCTGGCAAAGCAGGTTGACCGGGATGCCGAGAGACTTCGCGAGTCCTTTCAGTTCGCGCGTGATGTCGCCGTATTCGGTGGACTCTTTCGTCTTGCCTGGACGGCCCATGATGTGCAGATGGTCGATCCAGATCGCGGCGAGCGGCAATCGCATGTGCTCGCGACGCGCCCGGAGCTTGAGCTGATCGATCGTGATTCCCGGCGTGTCGTCGATGATCATGCGCGCATCGCGCAACTGCATGACGGCGGTGCTGATCTTCGACCAAGCGATGTCGTCGGCTTCTTCCGGTTCGCGGATGAATCGGCTGTTGATCCCCGTCAGCGCGCAGGCTGCGCGGCTGTAAAGCTGTTCCGCGGACATTTCCAGCGAGAACACCAGATGATTGCCCTTCGCGTTCGGCGCCAGTGCGGCTGCGGTGACGGCGCACATTTCCGCTGCCGTCTTTCCCGACCCAGGACGCCCAGCCAAGATGATCAACTGATCGCGCTGCAGCCCGCCCGTCGCAGCATTCAGCGCGCCCCACGGCGTCGGAATGCCGGGAATGCCGCCTTGCTGCATGCGCTGTTGGAGTCCGGCGAACCACGACTTGCCGATGTCGGCCATCGACCGTGCGCCGCGAAGTCGCGTCGATCCCGAAACCTGCATCAGCCGTTGCACGGCCTCGGCAGCCAGATCCTTCGAGGTTTGGCCCCTCGCCACGAACGCAGCGCCGGCCGTTTCCGTGGTCACATCGATGATCGTTCGCAGCGCCGACTTCTCGCGCACGATATCGGCATAGGCCACGATGTTTGCCGCGCTTGGCGTGTTGTTCGCCAGCTCGAGGATGTAGCTCGACCCGCCGACCAGTTCGGCAATGCCCTGAGCCTCGAACCATTCGCCCATCGTCACCGCATCGCACGGCTGATTCGTTTCTGCCAGTTCGCAGATCGCGCGGTAGATCAGCGCATGGTCGCGGCGGTAGAAGTCGGACTCCGACAGCCAGCCGGCGATGTCGGTCAGACGCTCCGGCGCCAGCATCAGGCCGCCGAGTACCGACTGTTCGGCTTCGGTTGAATGCGGCGGGACGCGCAGGGTATCGGTCACGGTCAGTCCATGCTATCCAGCAAATCGCCTTGCGCGTCATTCATCCCAAGCCGATTGTCTACGGCCGCTTCCATATTGCGCACGGCCTGACGGTAATAGCTGGTCTTGAGTTCGACGCCGACGCCACGCCGACCTTTTGAAACGGCAGAGTACGGCTCGCTTCCAACGCCCATAAATGGCGTGAAAACAACCTCTCCAGGGTTGCTACGCATCTGCACAACACGGTCAATCACGTCTAGTTGCAACGGATGCACGTGCTTTTCGTCGTCGTCTTCCTTCGATTCTTCATAGGGCAAAACGCGACCGAGACGGATGTCGTCCCAGATCGATGATGCATAGCGACGCCAGATCCAATGTGAGAATCGGTTAGCTTTCTGGTCCCCATTGAACCCGCGAAGCGCGCGCACGTCGGTCGGCATCTTTGAATCATCGCCCGCGTATTCGAGGAATCCGACAGGGTTCGCAACCGGTACCGGATTCGTTCCGCGCTTCCGGAAAATGATTACGTAGTCGGCCGAAGCAACTCCGCACATGACGGAATCATCAACAGCCGTCATGTGCGCGAGATTCTTTTGCATCGTGCGACGGCGAACTCCGAGCGGTTCTTTCCACACGCTATGCCGCGCGATGAACTCGAATCCGTGCTTCGCGTGCAGCCGGATGATGTCGCCAGGAAAGTCCGTGTAGGAATCGAACTGGCAATTCCCGTTCGGGACATCCATACAGTGAACAGCGCTGCAACGTCCGGGCATGGTGATTCGCGCGAGTTCGGCAACAACGAAATCATAGTGTTCCATGAACTGTTCGTAATCGCGGCAATTCGACAAGTCGCGCTCGTCGGAGCTGTAGTTGTATAGGCCACCGAACGGCGGTGAATAGATCGAAAGATGCACACTGTTGTCCGGCATCCCTCGCATCACTTCCATGCAATCCGCGTTGTAGATCGCATAGTTTTCGGTCACGACTTGTTGTTTCACAGCCATTGCGGAATCTCCATTGTTTGATTGTGAGAGCGATCAGCGCGGAAGCCGATGGCGTTGTTCATCTCTGCGACAAGGTTGGCGAACATGCGCTGCGCCTGCATGGCCTTGCGGTTCTGATTCTCGATGACCTTCGCTTCGCCTTCGGTGTGAACGATGTCGACACGCACGGGCGACTGTTGGCCAAAGCGCCAGCATCGGCGAACGGCTTGGTAATACTGTTCATAGCTGTGAGATGGAAAGTAAGTAACGTGCGCGCAGTGCTGGAAATTCAGACCCATCGCGCCGATCTTTGGTTTCGTCACCAGAACGCGAATGTCCCCATTGATGAAGTCGATGAACCGCTGTTCTTTCACTTCATCCGAATGCTTACCAGCAACCTGAACCGCTCCAGGTATCAGCTTTTCGAGCAAGTCAGTTTCCTCGTTCAGTTGTGCCCAAACAAGCGCTGGCTTCCCGTGCGCAACAAGCTCTGCGACCTTTTCGCATCGCTCCCGTACCGTGCGCTTCTTTTCCTCGCGCTGCTCCGGCAGCGTTGTCGCCGGAAGCGCAAATAGCATTCCTTGAGCGACGCTTTCAGTATTGACCAGATGCATCGATTCGATCAGCTTCGGAAGCTGGAATGCTCCGTCGTTGAACCCAAGATCGGATGGCTTTCGCATAGCGCGCGACCAGGAGCAAACCCACTGCCAGAACGGCAGTTCTGCGTGCCCCTTGAATCGCCACTTTGGCGCCTCGCCGTAATGCCTGCGCGTTGCGCTGTTATTCAGATCGTTTTTGAAGAATCGGTTGAGCATGTCCATATGCCCCATGTATCCCAACGCTTCCGAGCTTGTGCCTAGTTCGATGTAGTCGTTCGGAGCGGCGGTTGCCGTTGCCAGCAAGCGATACGGAACCTTGCGCATGAAATCGGTAATCTGCCCACGACGCGCACCGTCGAACGACTTGAGGATCGACGATTCGTCGCATACCACACCAGCAAACCTTGACGGATCGAAGTGCTCAAGCCGTTCGTAATTCGTGACGACAATTTTCTTCGTGTAGGAACCAAAGGATCGCTCGGCTTCGATGCCGAACTTTTCGGCTTCTCGGATCGTTTGCAGCGATACAGCAAGCGGGGTCATAACTAGAACTGGCTTGTTTGTATGCTCTACCACGTTCTGAGCCCATGAAAGGAATTGCAGCGTCTTCCCAAGCCCGCAGTCTTCAAAGAGTGCCGCGCGACCCTTGCGCACGGCGTATTCGATCATGGCCTTCTGAAAATCGAAGGCGCCATCTGGCATAAACGTAGGTTCAAACCCACGATCAGCACCTTGATGCATCTTGTTTGCAATGAAATCTGCGTAATTCATGCTGATCTCCTCAACTGCTCACCCACCGTCGTCAGCACCGTCGATCCGTCCGGCAGGATGCGCCAGACCTTGAGCCAGTCCTCGCGCACGGCCGAGCGGAACACGGCCAGCCAGTCGGCGTAGCGCTTCGGCTTGCCGGTGTATTTCTGCTCGAACGCGGCCCACGCCAGCGGGCGCCACTCCACCGGCAGGCGCTGCGTCGCCCACCAGGACCACAGCGGGTCATCGGCCGGCACGATGTCGGCGTCGTCCGGGATCGTCGCGAGCCACTGGTCGAACGTGAGGTCGGGTCGCTTCTCGCGTTTCGGCTTCTTCTCCTTCGGTTCAGCAGAGGGAGGCGGATCGCCGTCAGGCGATTCGCTCGCACTCCCCTCCTTGATCCTTGATCCTTGATCCCTTCCTTGATCCTCCGACGAAGGCTCGCGAGGATTCGCGAGGATTCGCGAGGATTCATCGAATGTCGGGAACTTAGACGCACTGGGACGATCAATCTTTTGATGATTCAACCAGTTAGAGACTTGAACGTAGTGCGCGCCGTCAACGACATACCGCACTACACAGCCTTCGCGCTCAAGCTCTCGCAGCCATGCCTCGACATCGGCCGCAGTGGTCAATTCGTGACCATCCTGGCCGTCATCGTATGGGTAGAGAAGGCTCGCGAGCATTCGCGAGGATGCGCGAGCCCTCCCCGAGTCATCGCACAAGGTCCACAACATCACGAAGAACAGGCGCGCTCCACGAGACACGTTGCCCATACTCTCGGACTGCGGGAACTCGGGCTTGATCGACCGGATGCGCGCCATCAGAGCAAACTCCCCTGGCGCGGCTCGCGAATCACGGCCAGCAATTCGGCCTCGCGCTCGGGAGGGCAGTCCATGAATTCGATGACAGCGCGGGCCTTGGCGGCGTTGACCGCGTCAAGGTCGAGTAGCGGCTGCAGCCACACAGCTAATGGGCATTGGCAGCAGCTCATGATTAAGCAGCCTTTGTTGCGGCAATCTTTTTGCGAAGAATCTCGACCGCTTCAATGATCGGTTCGCACCGCTCCAGTTGAAGCAAAAGAGGCTGCGAACTCCAATCCATTTCGAGAGCGAATCGACCAGCGATGCTTCCGCCGTCCTTCGATCCATCCTCAGCGCAGATCATCGCCATGCGCTCTAGGCCGCCGAGAAACTTGCGCACGAACGGCGTGCCAGGCTGTTGAACCGTTGCAGTCGGATTATCGCGGCGCTTGCATGACTCGCTACGATTCTGCGCGACGCGCAATTCATCTGCGCGCTGATGCTTCGGCGCTTCGGCAATTCGTTCCTGAGCGCGCTTGTTGAGCTTTGCGACGTGGCTGGCCTCATGCACGGTCATTTCGCCTGAGCGCACCATCTGCACGACTTTGGGCGCCGCCTTGGTCAACACTTCCTCAGCAGCCGCGACCGACTTTCCGCTGACGCCCATGCGGGCACCGGCCTTGTCGCGGGACTTGCCGGCCTCCCGTTGTGGCAAATTTTCCACAACGGGAGCATTCCCCCCGTGTTTCAAGTTCGCCTGCTGCCGCATCTTCGCCTGATCCCGCTCGTATTCAAGAAAGCTCGCTGCGATCAAGGCGCGTTGCGAAACCGACAGATTGCGATGCGTGCAGGTGGCTTGAACGAATCCCACCGGGTCATCGCCATCGTATTCCTTGAAGCGCGGCGGCTCACCCGCATCTGCGCACGCCTTAAATCGGTGGCGTCCGTCCAGAATCTTCCCGTCCAACGTGGTTATTGGGTTGATAAGGCCATTGCGCTTGATGGACGAAACGAGAGCCGCGTACTCGTCATTTGTCATTTCCGGCAACAGCGCACAGATGGGGTGAGCATCCATTACTTGACCTCCGGGAAACTCTCGTCCTTGTGCTGGTACAAGGCGGACTTTGATTTCCACGACGCACGGCTGCGCGTTGCGTTCCAGGCCTTCACCATCATGAACCACGTCATGAATGTGGACCGCGAACGCTTGTCCAAAAGGTCAGACAACAAAAGGTCGCGCAAAAAATGCAACGGAGTGGATCGCGCCAAGCCTTCGCCAGTCAGCAACGACGGAACAAACCTATCTGCCAGAGGCTTGTCGACTTTCGAGAAAACGTAGTGCGCTGCCAGCGCAACCGAGAGAGGAATAACCGGGTGCTTGCGTGGCAAAGGCTTGACGGCGTACAGACTTGAATCCAGCGCTGCGCGATGCTCAAGGTAGAAGTTGCGAACCTCGCGATTCGTGTACTTCTTGGACGTGTAGAGCAACCCGCCGGACTCATACGCAATGATGGTGTGAATTGCCGAACCGAGCGTGCCGGATTCCCAAACGTCAAGCCCTTCAATTGAAAGCACGTCACGCGGGGTGCGCCCGCGACCCGTGTCCATCGTGACTTGGCTTTCCGAATCCAGCCCATGAACCACGGTCATTCGAAGCGTGACGCCGGCCAGAACAATCGCGTTCAGGCGATGCTGTCCATCCAACAACTTCCCGTATGCAAACCGCACGGTTGCGCCGTCATCGAGCCAGTTCCCGGCCTCCATGTCGTTCTTAAACTGCGCGAGCTTCGATTCAACAATGTTTCGGTTCAATGTGTTGAAGGTCAGCCAGTGCTGCGCGATGTCCGGGGTGACGCGAATTTCATCCACGCCACGAGCCTTTCGGAGCGGAACGTCATAGGCCGGATTGCTGTTGACCTTTGCTGCTGCTACATTTGCCATCACTTTCTCCTAGATGCCCGTCAGGGCGTTGCAACGAAGCCCGCCGCCAGCGGGCTTTTTTGTGCGCGAAATTAAAGCGAACGGACGACGCTCATGCATCCTTTCCCCCATCCTGCGCCGTTTCAGTTCCAGCCCTGCGGACGGCCGAAAGCGCGATCCGGACTTGATCCAGCTCGGAAAAACGAACCGGGACGCTGGAATGCCGCAGGCGATGGTAACGGGTCGTGTTCATGCCCAGCATTCGCGCCGCTTTGCGCGCCGAGCCTACGAGTGCAGCGAGTTCATCAAACGGGTTAGCTGTATTCATGCCGCCGAGTGTTTCTCATGTCGTAACGGCGCGCAACAGGCGATCTATTGCATTATTGCAAACGCAACTTGCAACATTGCAATTGCCGGACCGTTGCGCGCGGCGAAACATAGGCGCATGATTCGGCCATCAACACGGCACGGAGGGAACACCATGCGAGTCAACCCCGGCGAGTCCTATGCAACGATCCACGATTGGGATTACGAGCGCGCGTGTCTGCGCGAGCGGGCCATTGCCAACCTGGAACCGATCGCGCGTGAGCGTTGCGAGGAGTACTTCCTCGACCACGCCCAGCGTCACG